AATCCAACACCACCTGATACTGAAGAAATTAAAAAAGTAGGAGTATTGAATAGAGACGGAATAGATATGGAGCTCATTCAAAACTCCGATTTTTTTTGTATGAAAGATACGATAGACAATGTGGTAGCTTTAGCTTGGGAAAACGATAGTGACAAAGATGAAAGATTAGTTTTTCACTTTGGGATGACTGAACAACAAGTGAAAGATAAATTATATGAAAAGGATATAATCCTTGAATTTTATAAAGAGTTTGAAGAAGATGGTAACAGAAAAACAAATCCAAGAAATCATTAAGATGGGTGTTAGTAAAAACACTTTATCAAAGATGACATTAAAAGAAATTAAAAACTTACATGAGAGTATGGTAAATTCTCAAGGGTTTGTCGGAATGGATAAACCTATAGGTAGAATGACTTCAGTTAAAAAATCTGAAACTAAAGAGGTTGAAGAAAAAAAATCTTATGTTGCAAAACCTGAAGAGGTTAAGGCGGGTATTAACGTTCCTCCAGGAACAACTAAAGTTAGAACAAATACTGATGGGACCGTTGAGTTTACTGAAGGTAAAAAAGCAACTAAGAAAAAAGTTGAACAAAATCCTTTTGGTATTTGTACTTCATCATTAGGTTTAGAAGGTAAAAAGAAAGATGATTACACTAAAGGTGAAGACAAAAAATTTGAAAGATGTGTTCTTGATGTCAAAAAGTCATTAAAAGAAGGTAAAAATCCATATGAAGTAATCTTGGAACGAAAAATGAGAGATATCATTGAAGAAAATTTAAGACCTACTATGACTAAAAAAGATTTGATTAACAGTATTTTGGAATCAAAAACAAAAGAAAAAACTAAAGAGAAAGAAAAAACAACTACTCCTACAAGAAAGAATCCCTTCCAACCGGCTCCTAACACTGACCCAAAACCAAAAGGTTCAGGAACTAAGGAAAAAGAAAAAACTAAGGAAAAGGAAAGAACAACAACAAATCCTAGAAAAAATCCTTTTCAACCAGCTCCTAATGCTGAACCAAGACCAAAAGGTGAATTACCTTCATATTTAAGTTTTGGTAAAATGAATATTAAATTAAAAGGTGAGTAAGATGAAAAAAGAACAATTAGTAAAAAGATTGGTTAGTCAAATTAATGAGGCACCTATCGGATACGAAGGACCTGAAAGAATGGCTCCTGATATTCAATCTAAATTTGAAAAAGGTGAAACTCCTCTCTCGGGTAGTAAAGCATTTCCTGAAATCACACCTGAAGGACCGGATAAACCATCTAACTTTGAGCAACTTATTGCATCACAAAGATTTAAAGAGGTTATCAACAGATTAAAAAGATATACTGGTCTTCAGGATGTTACATCACAAAATGCGATGATGCAACTTCAAATGATGGTAATGAATGCTATGCAAGAGATTGCTCAGATTGAATCTGAAAACAAAGAATACTTGGAAGAACTTGCAATTGAGGTTGTTCAAAAAGAATTTGCAATTCCTGAAGGAGCATTACAATATGATGTAAAGTTAGTTCAACCAAATGACATTGATTCAAGTAAATTATCACCTAAAGGTGAGGAACCAAGTGAAGAAGAAATTGAAAATATGTTTGGGTCTGAAGAAGAACAAGAACAACTTGAAGATTTCATGGACTCATTTGAACAATTTGACTTGGAGAAAGCAAAAAGAAGATTTATCAACTCACTTATTCAAGGAGCCGCTAAACAATCTTCTTATATGTTTGAATTATTAAATAGAGAGTTAAATGCAATTAACCCAAAGTTGTTAAATTTATATGGTGTGTTTATGTCATTTGCTGATTCACTTTATTGGTTAATGCCTGACTCAATGGTTCAAGGTATGGCAGGTGATGGAGAATCTACTTTTGGTATGTCTGAATTGGATGCTAAAACTGACCCACCGACAGTAAAGGCTCGTGGTGTTAATTTACCAATCCTTATCCATGAACTTGCTAAAGGTGTTATGGAAATTGCTGGAACATACGGATTACCAAAAGATAAGACAAGACAAGAGGCGGTGATTAACTCACAAGATACTGTTGTCGGTGAAATTTGGGATATGAGATTAGGTCCAGTTATTTGGCAAAAGTTCCGTGAGTCTTATCCTGATGAGTTATTTGATGACGATAAGAGAAACTTACAACAATATTTCCTTGTTAAGTTTGCTGAACTTACTCCAAACGAATTCTTTGCAATGGCTCGTGAAATTTTATCAGGTTCACCAAAAGGAAAGAAAATGGTAAAAGACATGGTTGATGAAATTGTTGAAGAACTAAAAGGATATGAGTATGAAGATACTATGAAAAAATATGAGGATGATGAAGACGATGATGATGATGAAGATTTTGATGATTTCCTAAAAGGATTAGGTATCAACTAAAAACTTTAAAACCCTTCAGAGATGAAGGGTTTTCTATTTTAATATAAATTTTATATTTATAGTATATGAGTTTATCTAGAGAAGCCGTTTTAATGGAGTATGCCAAGTGTATGAAATCAACACCATACGCCCTTAAAACTTATTTACAGACATATGACAACACTGTTTCAAAGTATGTCCCGTTAGAGTTATTTCCTGACCAAGTTAGTTTGGTTGAGGATTACGAGAATTATAATGAAAATATTGCATTAAAGTACAGACAGGCTGGTGTATCTACGGTAACTGCCGCTTGGTCATCAAAGAAACTTGTTTTTGCTAAAAAAAATAGCCCTGAAAAAGTTTTGATTATTGCAAATAAGTTAGATACTGCGGTTGAGGTGGCAAATAAGATTAGAGGATTTACTGACCAATGGCCTAGTTGGGTTGGTGTTGGTTTTTCTGCTGAAAAAAATTCACAAAGACATTTTAAATTGACTAACGGATGTGAAGTTAAGGCGGTTGCAACATCTAAGGATGCTCTTCGTGGTTATACACCCACAATATTAATATTTGACGAGGCTGCTTATATTGAGGCTGATAGTGATTTTTGGGCGGCTTGTATGGCATCTTTATCAACAGGTGGTAAAGTAATAGTTGTGTCAACACCAAATGGGTATGACGCAATCTATTATGAAATTTACGACCAATCGTTAAAGGGAATGAATGAATTTAAAATTTCCCCAATGGTTTGGTGGAAAGACCCAAGATACGCAAAAGATTTATCTTTAATAAATGTTAAAGATGTTATTCATTATTATCTAAATCGTAATGAATATCCAAATGTTGAAATTATTGAATATAACAATAAGGAAAAAAACTTTGATGAAATAAAAGAATTAATTTCTCAGGGATATAAACCAAGCTCTTCTTGGTATGAGTCAATGGTAAAGAAACTTAAATACGATAAACGTAAAGTTAATCAGGAGTTGGAATGTGCGTTTCTTGGTTCAGGAGATAACGTATTTGATTCTGATATGTTGGAAGATTTAAGGGTGAATATGGTTAAGGAACCACCTACAAAGATGATGGGAGGTGGACTATGGATATGGAAAGAACCTGAAATGGGTAAAAAATATATCATGGGTGTTGACGTATCTCGTGGTGATAGTGAGGACTTTTCAACATTTCAGATTGTTGATTTTGATACAAGAGAACAGGTTGCTGAATATATTGGTAAACTTCCTCCTGATACTTTAGCTGAAATATGTTATAAATGGGGTAATATGTATAACGCATTTATTGTTGTAGATATTACAGGTGGTATGGGTGTTACAACATCATTAAGATTAAGAGAATTAGGTTATAGAAATATGTATGTTGATGGTGTTGACGTTTCTAATAAATGGAAATATGACCCAAAGGCCACAGAAAAAATACCAGGAATTAACTTTAACGCTAAAAGAGTTCAAATTATTGCAACTTTTGAAGAATATCTAAGACATGGATTTAGAATAAATTCAAGTAGGTTGTTAAACGAAATGAATACATTTATTTATATGAATGGACGACCTGACCACCAAAAGGGACAACATGATGACTTGATTATGTCAGTTGCTATGGCTCTTTATGTCGGTGAGTCATCATTTACCTCACTTAATAAGGTGACAAATCAGACGAAGGCGATGATTGATTCATGGACTGTTAATACTAATGATTTCAACAGGAAACAATTTATGGACCCAGTTATACCTCAACAACACGAAAACATTAAAAGAGAAGCGACAAAAAGCGACTACGAAAACTATTTATGGTTATTCGGAGGGAGAAGATAAAATTATGGGATTTTTAAAGAGACAAAAATCGGGAACATATAGTGCATCTGGTTCAAGAATGATTGTTCCAGGTCTTGGTATTTTAACTGCTATCATACAAAATGGTGATAAAGTGCAAATTAAACCAAATGAAACTGTTGGGGATATTTCTTCATCGGAAAATCCTCCGACAACTCCATAACCTATGTATCATATTTTGATTAAACTTTAATTTAATTTAAAAGTATTTATATTTTAGTATGAGTGAAAATAAACTAACGGTATGGCAGAGGTTATCCCAAACATTTGGACCAAATTCTTTATTGGGACAAGATTACCCTACCTACAAATATGATAAGAGTGAATTATTAAAAACAACCTCTAAGGCTGAATATGACAGAGAAAAGCTTCAAGCTCAACAAACATATTATTTAGCAAACCAATGGGGTAGAATTGAAAATAATCTATATACCCAAGCGGTTTACTATGAACCAACTCGTTTGTCATCTTTCTATGACTACGAGTCAATGGAATTCACACCTGAGATTGGTGCGGCATTAGACATTTACGCAGAAGAATCAACAACTGTTGACCAGAATGGTTTTATGTTACAAATTTATTCAGAGTCATCAAGAATTAAATCAATATTAGGTGATTTATTTAATAACGCATTAGACATCAATACCAACTTACCTATGTGGATAAGAAACACTTGTAAGTATGGTGATAATTTTGTTTATTTAAAGTTAGACCCTGAAAAAGGTATTGTTGGTTGTATGCAATTACCAATTATTGAGATTGAACGATTGGAAGCAAGTATGGGCGCTCACTCATCAGATTCAACAACAAATCCTGAAAAGAAACATTTGAAGTTCAAATGGAAACAAAAAGACTTAGAGTTTAATACTTGGGAAATGGCTCACTTTAGATTACTTGGTGATGATAGAAGACTTCCTTATGGAACTTCTATGTTAGAAAAAGCACGTCGTATTTGGAAACAATTATTGTTATCTGAAGATGCTATGTTAATCTACAGAACATCAAGAGCACCTGAAAGACGTGTATTTAAAGTATTCGTCGGAAATATGGATGATGCCGATGTTGAACCATATATCCAAAGATTTGCAAACAAATTTAAGAGAAGTCAAACGGTTGACCAAAAAACAGGTAATGTGGATATGAGATTTAATCAGATGGCGGTTGACCAAGATTATTTTGTTCCTGTTAGAGACACAACACAAACAATGCCTATTGAGACATTACCCGGAGCTGCAAACCTATCAGAGATTGCCGATATTGAGTATATCCAAAAGAAATTGTTAACAGCTCTTCGTGTTCCTAAAGCATTTTTAGGATTTGAAGAAACTGTTGGTGATGGTAAGAACTTATCATTACAAGATATTCGTTTTGCAAGAACTATTAACAGAATTCAAAAAAATATGATTTCTGAATTAAATAAAATTGCAATTATACATCTATTCATTTTAGGTTTTGAAGATGAAATATCAAACTTTACATTAAGTTTGACAAACCCATCAACTCAAGCTGATTTGATGAAGATTGATGTATGGAAAGAAAAAATTCTTCTATATAAAGATATGGTTTCTGACCCTGGTAGTGGTATTGCCGCAGTTTCTATGTCATGGGCTAAGAAACATATTCTTGGATTTTCAGATGAAGAAATTAAACTTGATTTACAACAACAACGTATTGAAAGAGCTGTTGGTGAAGAACTTAAGAAAACTGCTGAGGTAATTACTCATACAGGATTATTTGATAATCTTGATAAGTTGTATGGTAAAAAAGAAAGTGAACCAGCTGGAACTCCATCAGAAGGAGGAGCTCCACCAGATGGTGGAATGGGTGGTTTTGGAGGTGGGGAAAGTACTCCATCAGAAATGCCATCGGCACCTGAGGCTCCCCT